TTGATTTGGATTATATCTTAAACCTCCATCCACTTGAATATTACCCGGTCCGGATGTATCAACGAATAAAACATTATGTTGTAAATTTTGTGTTGATATGCTAGTAGATACTTGAAGTGCTATAGATGCTGTTGAAGAAAATGATGAACTTATTGCATATGAAGCACTAGTTGCAAATGATGAACTTATTGCTTGTGAAGCATAAGATGCAGTTCCTAATAATGAACCTGTTATACCATTTGATACATCTAATGAGTATAAGGATGCTGCTGATCCTGATGTAATGACCTTCTTCCAATTTGGCATATAATATATTTTTAATTGTGGTTAGATACATGCACTTTATGCCAGTGTATATGCCTACTTCCTTTTCAGGCCAACAATTTGTTTGATGATAAATATTAACTTTATATTGATTGTTGCTTTTTACTTTTCTTTTCTTCTTTTTCTATAATGTGTTGTAAATCTTGTTGTTTTTTAACTTCTTCTTGTTTTAAAATTTCTTGAATTTGAATCAATTCATTTTCAAGTTTAATTTGAAGATTAGCTAAAAATTTAGCATCTGTGCCTTTAATGGAAATGATGTCTAAAGATTGTCTTAGCAGTTGAATTTCATTTACTGTTAAATCAATTGAAAAAATGTTCATAACTGTTATTTTTGTTGATTAGTATATTGGTTTTGTAGTTTAATTACTGTGTTGTATAATATTTCTACATGCTCTCCTTTAAATGTTGAGTTGCGTAATGTAATTAATATAAGTTGAATTTCTTCAACAGTCAAGTTATCTTTACTAGGAAGTAAAGAAGTAGATTTCTCTACTTCTAAGTTATTAATAATTAAATTATTTGCGGTAAAAGCCATAACTATTTTTTTGTATATTTTATGAATATATGTAAACATCACCTGTTAAACTGTTAATAAACATGTTGCCTGATCCATTTGATGAGCCACCCCATGTTGGATTGGTTGGAATGGCTGCTGAAGCTGATATACGAGCTGTTACTACAAATTCATCTGGTGTTAGAGATGTTGAAGTTCCAATTACATCATATGCTACTGCAAAACGACCAAATGTTCCAGCTGAAGATGCTTCTAAGTAAAAAGCTGAACCAGAACCTGCTGCATTATATTGAGTAACTAAACCAGAATCTGCCAATACTGATGAACCACTGTTGATTAAAATAAATTTATCTTTAATGTTTAAATTATCTGCATTAGTAAAAGAAGCAGTACCTGCTACTGATAAATTACCTGTAACAGTGGCATCTCCTGACACAGTTAATGTTGTTAATGCTGCTGTTCCAGTTGCTGTTAATCCAGCTAATGTTCCAACACTTGTTAATGATGAAGCTAAAACATTTGAAGCTAATGTTGCTCCAGACAATGTTCCAGCTGGTGCAATAACTGCAGCTGTTGTAATACCTGTTGTTAAACCTTTAGCATTAATGGTAATTACTGGAATTGCTGTACTACCACCAGTTGTTCCTGCAGATGCTACTGTGGCTAATACTGATACTCCTGCTGATGTAATAGTTACATCTCCAGATACTGTGCCAAATATTGAGCTAGAAAAATAAGGTAATAATGATCCTGAATTGACAGTGAAAGTTCTTGCAACACTTCCATCATAAGTACCAGCAGCTGACAATCCACTTCCTGCTGTTAAAGCATTTGCAGAAGCTGCTACTACTCCAGTTAAAGCGCTGCCATCTCCTTTAAAGAATGATGCTGTCACTGTCAATAGCTCTGCGTTACTTCCTGAGACTATTACTTTTTTCCAATTTGCCATTATTTATTTTTATTATACATATTAAAGTTCTTATTCAATTCCAACATAAAATGAGGATGATGTAAAGTATATTGCTCCATTTGGAGCAGTTCCTGTTAAAATAACAGATGATGTTGCTAAAACAACTACTCCACTTTGAGATATTTGTAGTAAATTGTTGTTGGTAGAGTTAAATATTTGTAAAGGAATTTGTGCTGATGAAGTTACTTGTATGCCGTCTATTACCTTTAATGTTGTTGTTGTGTTTCTTACTAAAAAGAAATCACTGGTTGTATATGATGGTAATGATGTAAAGGAACCTTGACCTATTAAAAATAAAGATCCTGTTATTCCAGCCGAACCTGTGTATGGAAAACTAGAACCTTGTGAACCTGAGGGGCCTTGAGAACCTGAAGGACCTTGTGATCCTGAAGGACCTTGACTTCCTATTGAACCCATAGGTCCTGTTGATATTTGAACAACAGATGTTATAGGCTGAGTTACATCAACATTAGCATTAGTATTATTATTACTATCTACTACTGTTATAGTTCTGTTATTGTCTTGTAAAACCACCTGATTGTTGTCAGGAATAATATTTATTGGTCCTATATTAGACATTATTGGGTTACTTCTTTAGATAATTTTACTTGGCCTTCTAAAATCCTTGTAACTATGCTTCCTGATCTTATTTCTAAATCATATACTCCTGTGTCAAAGGTTAATAGGGAAGATGAAGCAGCTGAAACATATATTGCTATTGAACCAGATGTAGGAGGTGTAGAACCATTTGAACCACTAAAATTTAATCCTGTTCCATCAACATTTAATGAGCTACTTAAAGTGATATACACTGTGGATGAAGCAACAGATGGACGAATTTGCATTTTTCCACTGTAGCTTGTAAGGTTAATAGGATTTCCACTAGAGTCTTTATATTGAAGTTCTAAATTTAATGTTGAACCTTGTTCTATAGTAAATGAATATCTACCTGCAGCCATTTTTATATCAGTTGTTTGTTATAAATATGTGAGGATTCTTAATCTCTAAATTCTTCGTATACTTTTAAAATTTCCTCTACAATTTCATGTCTGTGATTTTTCTTTAAAGTAATAATTTTTACACCTTTAATTCTTTCTTCAAGACGTGGAAAAAACCCAATGCCAGAATCTTTTTTACTTTTTAAATCTACTTGAGCTAAATCACCACAAAAAACTATTTTACCGCCCTTGCCTAAACGACCTAACATCATTTCAGTTTGTTGACCTGTTATGTTTTGACATTCATCTACTATGACAAAAGAATTTGGAAATGTTCTACCTCTCATAAAAGCAAAAGGCACAATTTCAATTTGGTTGTCTACAACCATTTTGTCAATTTTTTCTTTATCATATAGTAAATAAAGATTAGCATATACTGGAGCTAACCAAGGATCCATTTTTTCTTTTAAGTCGCCAGGTAAAAATCCAATGTCTTCTTTTGACACAGTAGCTCGAGTAATTATAATTTTACTCATTTCCTTTTTAAAAACCATGTCTAAAGCTATTTGACATGCTACTAAAGTTTTGCCTGAACCTGCCATTCCCTTAATTAAAGTAACAGGATTGTCTAATATAATTTGTTTGGCTAATTTTTGCTCTTCATTGAGGGTTAATTTAAATTTTATTTCTCCTTTTAGTTTTTTTGTGTTTTGGAAGACTTCTTCATTTGTATTGTGGGACATATTTTTATAAGATAAGTATTGTAATTCAACTAAAAAAAACGTTTTATTAACGAATTTGCTTATAACATGGAGTTTTATATAACGTGTTTAATTAAATAAAATAAACATTAATAATACATTGATAAATATACTAAAGAAAAAAAGGACGCCTAATTTAGGCGTCCCTTTTAAAAATTATTCTAATTTATTATTATAGGGTGTTTAGACCTGAAACATAAATCTTTCCGTAGAATTCCGGACGTAACATCTTCTTAGCGTAACGAGTCATCAAACCTTTACGAGGTGTGAAAGTAGATGGATCGTAGATAAGTGGTGTCATGATTAATGGAATGTATGGAGCAAATACAGCACCTGATTCAAGAAACTGTTTTCCGCGGAAGCCCATCAAAATAACGTTTTCAGTCATATAAGGATTCTTATAAACTGTGTAACGACTATTGATAGCTCCAACTTTTTGTACGCCCATTGCATATTCCATGTTAGCAGCATCACCATTTGTGTTTGCAGCAAATCCTGGAATTGATTCTAAAACTGTGGCAACAGTTGGAGAACATACTAAGAAATTTGCGCCACCACGAAGTGTTAATTGGTGAATTTTGTTGCTTACTTTTTGCATCTTTGTGCCTAAAGTTTGGAACCAACCACCTTGTGTGTTGTAGAACCCAGAAGTAGAAGCTACGAAAGCTGTTTGAGTAGCATTGATTACTGAGTTGTTGTTTACGTCCCAATATTCAGTTGCAGCTGCTGCGTCTTCAATCAACATGTCAAGAATTTCAAGATCAATTTCCATTGAAATGTATTCACTCATGATGTTTGTCAATTCAGCTTCAGCATCGATATTCTGATAAGCGTTCAAATCTTGTGCAAATTCAGGTGTCCATACTGCTTTCAACTTTTTAGTTTTAGCTGTGATGGCTTGAGATTGCATTTTGATGTTGATTTCAGGAATTACAATTGTAGTTGCACTTTGAGCATTTGGAACTGAAGGTGTTGTTGTTGTATCTTCAAAGTCACCACGTGTATTGTCAGCTGTTGACTTGTTGTAGTAAACAGTTAATAAACTTCCTGAAGTTGTTGCTGATGTGTTATTTTGTGCAGCTACAGTTGATGATGCTGTGTAAAATAAAGCAATTGTGTTTGCAGTGTAATTGTAAGTAGTTAATTCTTGTATTTGGTTTGTTGCAGAAAATACAGAAGAAGATGCTCCTACAAAAGCACGAACGCCATCTGGATCAAAGTTAGTTAATAAAGAAGCAGTTAATGTAATTTTGTAAATTCTGTTACCTACAGCAGAAGCTGAATAAGCAGCGTCAAAATTACATTCTGCCCAAGAAGCAGTGTTAAATAAAGCTGTTCCTGCTGTTGCAACTGGAGATGTTCCACCTGCTGCTGAACCTGTTACTAAAATTGAAGATGAAAATTGATTTGTTGAGTAAGCAAAACGGCCTGCACCATATAAACCACCTACCGGAGAAGGAGTTGCGAATGGAAATTGACCAGTTGCACTACGTGTTCCATATAAAGAACCATTTGCAGCAAAAGGATTTGCTGATGTTCCATATTGGAAATCTAGAAAAAACACTAGACCTGAAGGTAAGTTCATAGGTTGAACTGAAACGAACTCTTTTGCTGCAATTCCACCAAATACTTTACGTACTAACGGAAGAGCAATGCCAGCCCAGTTTTCAGATTGACCTACTGTAAAAGTACCACCTTGGCCTGTTGCACTAGATTCTACTACTAATTGTTTTGCTTGGTTTTCAAGTAAGATAGACATGTTGTTTTTGTCTACTTCTGAATTGAAGCCTTCAAGTAAGCCTGTTTTAGACCACTTGGACGCTAATTTCCCTGCATCACTTTGAAGTGATTTCCATGGGTTTGCGGATTCGAGTAATGTTTGAATTGAACTCATTTTTTTTGTTTGTTGGTTTTTTTAAATTAATTGTTTTTACTTTTTTAGTCCTGCCAATTCACGCATACGCGCAAAGGCATCATTTTCAATAATTGGTTTTTTAATAGCATTGCCTAAAGATTTAGACGCTGATCCTAGTGACTCTTTAATGGATGTTTTAGTAATAGATACTTTTAGTCCTTCTGTTAAAGTCTCATAAACTAGTTGAGCTTCTTTTTTAGTTTTTGCTTTGTCAAACGCTGTTAAAACTTTTATTTTTTGTGATTCGGTTAATGATTTACTTCTGAAGATTTTGTTTGTGTAAAGAAGTTTAGCATTTAACAAATTGATTTCGTTAAGTTCAGATTTAAGATGTTTGATAACACCATATGCTTCTTCAAGCTCTTCATAATCTGTAATTTTAGCTGCATTTTTAGCTGAATATTCTTCATCATCTATTGAAGATGTGTCAGTTTTATATTCATCTTTTTCTTTAGTAAAGATAGCATTTTTAGATTTTGGAGATAAATCTTTTGCTGATTTCTTATAAGCTTCTTCCATTTCTTCTCCATCATTCATTTCTGCTAAAAGTTCATCTAAATCAACTTCTTCTTCATCAGCTGGTTCATCATCTGCCATTTCTTCAGCACCTTCTTCATTTTCCATACCTTCATGACCAGCTTCCAATTCCTTGTTAGCTACCATGTCTTTAATAACATCTTCAATGAATGATTTAAGATCGTCTTCAGACATATCTTCAAGACTCATTTCTTCGTCTTTTTCATCTTTTTCTTCATCTTTTTTAGCTTCATAAAGTTCCTCTTCCATTGTTGGAGATTCTTCAAGTTCAGCTAAAAGTTCGTCTAAAGAAATTTCATCTAAATCTTCATTGTTGTCATCTGCTTCACCATACATCATTTCATCCATGTCTTTATTCATGTCTCCCTCTTCCATTTCTGAAATTTTTTGAGAAAGTTTTTCTTTTAAAAACGGAGTGAATGATTCTGTTAATGCAGCTTTTGCATTTGCAATTGCTGTTTCTTTTACAGCTTTAGCATCTGCGATTGCTTCTCTAAGCAAGTCTCTGTTGTTTGCCATTTTTTCCTAAATTTATTTTTTTGTTGGAAATACACTTAATGTGAACGAATGTTCAAAGCGTAATAAATATTGTTTTTGCCATGCCTCATAAATTGGGCACATTTGTTATACGTATGTGGCTGTTTGTTAAAAATGCAAAAAAGCGTTCCTGTTTTAAGTGAACGCTTTGATTTAAATATGATATATAAAAGGGAGGTTAAAATTTATTAAAATGTAGGGCAAGTTCCATTAGCACACAATATGTCTGTAATAATACTGTTTACTTTACTATATGGATTGCTTGGTGTTGACAGTCCTTCATGTAGTGGAGTCATATATGAACCTGGATTTGAAGGAGTAGAAACAAAGTCCCAACATAGTAAGTCAAAGTCATCTTGCACTTCTAACACTTCTCCTACTTGTTTTAAACTTCCCATTCCACGAGATGACACTCCTACTTTAATTCCTGCTCCTATAAGTGCTTTTAAAATGTTTCCTGATGGTGTAGGTAAAAGTTCAATTGAACCCATTACATTGTCTCCATCCCACCATAGTTTGCTAATGTTGTGAGATACATTTTTTAAGTTAATTACTTGAGAATCTGGATGATCTAGTTCACCACATGCTCTTCTTTCTTTTACAAGAACATTGTATTTTTCTAATTCACGTTCCCACAATTCTTTTGAATAGTATCTTCCGTTGCCGTTTTTAACTTCAACAGTTGCTAAAATACCTTCAACTAATGGATTTCCACTTGTGCTTTTACCTTCAGTAAGAGTTATTGGTGACACATTAAATGGAAGAGTTTCTATTAGTAGTGATTTCATGTTTATTTTAATTCTTCTTTAATAAGTTTAGCTATTACAGAGCGAAGTTTTGATTCATCTAGTGAGTCTTTAGTATATGGTGGAAGTTCTCTTTCAGTCCAACCTATATAACTACCAAAGTTTAAAGCCTCTTTATAATATTCTTGAGCCTTTTTTAAATTTCCTTCTTCAAATGCTTTTTTACCTTTATCATAGTGATTTTCAGCACCATATGCCATGTTTTTATCTTCATCAGCATCTCCATCTGAAGGATCAGTGTCAAAATATGGATTTTCTCCTGTTACTATTTCTTGCAACTTCATTTTCTTTTCAGCACCTGGCATTTTCATTTTTTTAACACCAGCTGAACTTTGAGGAGTTGTTGTCATTTCTTTAACTTTTTTAGGCATAGAATCTTTTGCTTCTTGATCGCCTAATGAGTTTTTAACGTTTGCTTTTACTTTTATTTCTTTGTCAATGTCACCATATCCACTTGATTTATGTTTGCCTTTTGCTTCTTTAGGCTCGCCTAAACCAGGAGCTTCAGTTGTGTAACCAACTCCTTTAATGCCAAATTCACCACTTTTAGTGTAAAACAATGGATCTTTAGCTAGATTTTTTACTGCTATTTCTTTAAGTTCATCTCCAGTTTTACCAGCGTTTTTAACATCGCCTAATTCTGCTAAGTATCCTTTTAATATTTCATTAAAGTTGATGTTGTCAGCATTTTTTACATTTGAAGGCTGATATGCACTTTTGTTAGCATCTGCTGCTTCTTTAGAAGTTGTTTTTTCTTCTGCCTTAGCTTCAGCTTCAAAAATTTGCTTCCAATTGGTAATGTTAAATCCTTTAGTAACAACACCACCAACAGCTTCATTGATGATTTGTTTAGACTTAAGTACATTTACTGATGTGTTAAAATCAGAATATTGGTTTAAATATTGTGGGAATAAAGATCTTGCTTGTTTTAAGAATTGAACTTTGTTTCCTTTACCATTTTTAATGGCGTTAAATTGTTCTTGTAGTGTCATGTTATTGTTTTTCTTTAAATAATGTTATTAAGTCATCTAAATAATCTATAGCTAAATCTGTACTGTATTTAACTTGAAAATCAGGAGATGTTTTATAGTACTCCATTGTTGTTTCTTTGGATTTTTTAAGTAGGGGCAGTAAAACATTTAATTTATCTTCTATTTTGTCAAAATCTCCTACTCTATTACCTATGAATTGTTTTAATGCTGGTTCTTGTATGTTTAATGAATCAACATATTGTGATTGTTCTTCTTTTAATTTCTTTTTCCACAAATCTACATGATCAATAGTTTTAGATTGTTTATGAAGTTTTTTAACATCTACTGGCTTCCATCCTAGTTTGTAGTAATAAATATTTTGAGCTCCTTTAGCTCCTTTTTTAGGATTGAAAGCATATGGTGTAGCATATTGAGCTCCTTCACCTGGTGTAAAATAACCAGCTCCTGCTCCTCCTCCTGTTGCACTCATTTCTTTTAAACGCTTACGAACAAGTTCTTTAACTTCTTCTTCATTTATAGATTGTAGTATCTTATATTGTTTTGGATAATTACTACGAAGATGTGATCTAAATTGATTCCACACATATCCTAAACCCTTAAATATTTCTTTAAATTTGTCGTCTTTTTTAATTTCATCATAAGTTATAAAAGTTTTATAATCTTTAACAAGATTTCCAAAAGTTTTAAATATTAAGGCATAATTAGCCTTATACTCAATATCCCAAGATACAGCACCAGTTGTTGGATCTACTTCTGGTTTAGAAGATTTAAATCCGTCCGCTTCATTGTTACCGTTTTCCATTAACTTGTTTTAGTTCTTCAAGTAAATCACAATATTGTAATAGGTTTACTATATGATCGTTAGTAACTTTATCGTTTTTTCCCAGTTGATTTAGAAGATTTTTTATAGTCTCTTCCAATTTAATTTTTACAACTTCATTTTTAGTGGTTTTGTTTAAAACAATAATGTCTTTTTTAATTTCACTAATTGTAATGTTGTAGAAATCTTTTAATTTAGATGGATTGTCTACACTGTTGATGTATTCTTTAAGAATAGATTTTTTACTAATACTAAAATCAGAATACTTGTCATTAAATTTATCAAGTAGTATTTTATAAGTTAAAATGCGAGTATCTTTATCATATTTAGAAAATTCTTCAATTATAGTTTCTGTTTTATTTTCTTTTTTAGAAGCAGTAAAAGTTAAATGTTCTAATATAACTAATTTATTGTCAATGGTTTGTTCTGTAGAAATAGATTTGTTACCATATGATTCAATTAAAGTGTACAATGATGCTTGAGCTTTGTAGTTGTGGAGTTTGGTTTTAAAGAATTCTTCTAAATTGTAATGTTCTTTAATTTCTTTAATTAAATTGTATTTTTGTCTTTTAAGAGATGACTTGTTTAATTGTTTAGAAGTTTCTAAAACTGTGTTTAATATTATGTTAGCTTTACCTTCTGTTAAGTTAGTGCGCTTTAGTAAACTTTCATATAACTTATACTCACGACCTAGTTCAGTCTTATTGAAATATTTTTTTAAAATATTAGTGGCTTTTGAGTCTTTACCTGACAATGTATCTGATGTAATTTGGCGGACTAAAAGTTCAAAAAGGATACCAGTGTTTTTGTATTTTGAATGTTTTATTAACATCTATATTGTATTTTTGTTATAAATATATGAGAATTTTTAATCTCGCAATTGAGATTCATCTAAAAGTGATTCATTAGCCTTATCAGATTGAAATACTAATTTTTTTTCTATTTCTATTAAAAATTGCTTATTTTTTAAATAAACATTTTCAGTTAATGCTTTGCTGTTGTAACCAGGCTGATCATCGTTTTTCATATCTTGTTTGCCCAATCTGTCTCTACCAAATACATTTTGTTGTGTGTTGATATTTGACGCTTTTTCCTTAGGTCGGCCTAATGGTATATTTTCATTGTAACCGCTAGGCACATTTCCTGGATCAGATGTTAGGCGAGATTTACCATATAGTGAAGCTAAATCATGTGGTGTGCCGTAAGATTTGCCGGTTTCTAATGGATCATTTCCTTCTTCAGTTAATTGACCTAGTCTAAATTTACGTTTAGCATCTTGGTTAATAAGTTCTCTGTACTCATCAAATTGATCTTCACTAAAGTGGAAAATGTTATGGTAAATCCAATCTGTAGGTAACAATTGGGCGTCCATAATTTCTTTAGCTAATGAAACTTTCTCCTTCATTAATGCTATCCTTTCTTGATCATATATAATAGATGGAGTAGTTAGTGAAAGTTCAAAATTAGTTAATGTTTCACCTCTGTATCCCTGAGTGTACAAATGTACTAATGCTATTTTTTGCAATTCAGACAATATAATACGTTGTAGTCTATCAATTGTGCGAGCAAATCGAATGTCCTCAGCAGCTAATGTTGCTTTACCTGACAAATCCTTCTCATACCCCATAAAAGCTTTAGGAACTTTAAGAGCAACAAATAATTTATCTCTTAAGTAAATTACATCTTCCATTCCTGTGTAGTCTAAACCTTTAGTGGTTTCTATTTTTGTTGATGTGTCATTTCCTCTAATTGGAATGTAAAAATCCTCCAACATGTTTTGCATGTTGTATTTTAAGTTATATTCACCTGTATTTTGATCAATGTAAGGAGTTTTTTTCATTGTACTAATTGTCTTCTTCATAAAGTTTTCTACTTCATTAGGAGGAATAGCACCAACATTAATGTAAAAAATACGTTTTTCAGGAGCTCTAGATATTCTATGAATTAACATAGCATCTTCCATCAATGAATATTGCTTGAATAATTTACGAGCAGGTTCAATGTATGAACGACCATAAGGTAAATAATTTACATCTGTTAGTAATCTAAAATGAGATATTTCATAGTTGTCAAAATATATTCCTGCTGCATCTTTATTTGTTTGGTTTGGAGCAGAATATGTTCCTCCATTAGCATAACCATCCATGTTAAATTTAAATCTTATTGCTGATGGATTTTCTGTGTCATATCCTTCTTGACGTTCAATGTGATAGGCATTATATGGTATAATATTATACACCCCAAATTTTTCAGAAATTTCTAATTTTAAAAAGAAATCTCCATATTTACACATTTGTCTAACCCAAGACCATAAGTTAAATTCAATGTTTAAAACATCATAAAATAAATTATACAATATTTTTTGAACATCTTCATCTGAGCTACGAATTTGCAACACTTCACCCATTTCACTTTTTAAAGAACATTCATCAGACACAATGTCTAAAGCAGAGGCAATGATAGCATCTGTGTCCATAACATCATAGTCTGAGTATAATTGGGTTCTTAAATATTGATAGTTGGCATTTAGTTGTTGTCCAAAAAGTGAAGTGCTGCTGTTGGATGAGTAAATTCTATCATATCTATCAATTAAAGAATTTGTTTCATATTTTCCACTTCTTTGAATTGAGTCAATGTCAATTACTTTAATTTGATTGCCACCTTCATTACGTATGATAACATCCGTTGAAAATAGTCTTTTTAGTCTGGTAAATACACTGGTGTCTGCCATAGTTTTTGTTTTTATTTAGTCAAGTAACCAACTAATGTCTTCACTTTCTCCATTTACTTTAAAAGCATATGGATTATCTACTCCAGAAGCAAAATATGCTCCTTGATAGTCAGCTGGTCTTTGAATGCCGTTTAATGTTGCTTTAGTTAATTCTATTCCTTGTTGTTTATATTTTAATGCTGTGTCTCTAACAAACATAGCAATGTTAAAAGACATAATTAAATCATCATTGTATCCTGACTGTGCTTCTGCTCTTCCATTTTTCCAAATGAATATTTTCATTTCTTCTATTAAACGTTTTGAACGAATAATGACACTATGATCTCCTAAATATTCTCTTCCTTTGTTAATGGCTAAAGGACGTGTTCTTAAAGACATTGTAAAACCAGGAATCATGCTGGCATTATTTTCATATTTAGTAAAATATGAATCAGCTGTTATAACATTACTTTTAGGTGAAAAGTATAAATTTCTATATTCTCTTTCTTGAATTGCGTCTAATGTAGCCCAGCCTATGTTGTTATTTTCTACCACCAACAATGCTTCATTGTATTCTGTAGCAATGCCTACTAACATGTAACCAAATTCTTTTGGTGACAATTGACTTTTATATTCAGCCACTTGAGCATTTGTTTCTAGGTCAAATATGTGAAAGGCTGAATAGTCTTTTCCATCTCCTCTAGCCACATCTGCTACCACCATGTAATTTCTTGAATAGTCTGGTGATTCCCATATCCATAAATTTTTATCTACTCCTCTCCTTTCCATAGGTTCTACTACATGAGTGACTAAGTAATATTCTAAATGTTCAGGGTAAAAAACAATGTCTCCAGATGTAGAAAAGTCACAGTCACACTCTTGTGCTGCTAGTCTAGGATCTCCTAATTCAACATCTTGTTTGTCTCTCCAAGCTTGATCTCGTTCAGGATGAACATACCAAGGCAATTTAATTGGTAAAAAGCTGTCATTTTCATTAGATTCTGCTCTAACCCAAGTTTTATGAAACCAATTGCCTGTGCCAAATGGAGTTGACAATACAATTGCTCCTCCACCTGTTGCTAAGGTTTGTTGTGCTGAAGCCCAAATTGGTTCTATATTTTCAATAAAGGCTGCCTCATCTATAATTAGTAAAGACACAGCTTCAGATCGACCAGCATCACTTGCTGCTGAAGTTGCTTTAATTTGAGAGCCGTTGTTTAATTTTAAAGTTAACTTGTTGTTTTCATCTGCTGGTATTTTAAGCCAAGAAGGTAAATTGTCAAACATGAACTTTGTTTTAGTTACCATGTTTTTAGCTGTGTCCTGCTTGGTAGCTATACATAAAATGTTTTTGTCTTTGTGAAAAAGCATTAGCCATAGAGAATATCCTGCTGCTAATGTTGAAATGCCTAACTGTCTAGATTTTAAAACTATTGAAAATGGATTGTTTTGCCATAAATTTAGCACTTTAGATTGAAATGGATATAAATTAAAAATAATACGTCCACGTTGAGGATGTTGAATGTTACAGTACTTGCGCATGAAGTGGGAAGGATCCTGCGCACATTTAATGTATTCTTCTCTTATTATATCTTTTAATTCTTGCGACATTTATTTTTTTCCTATTTTCCAATATATTCTTAAACTTATGTTAGGTTGTAAATTTCCATTTACGCCTACACCTAATCCATAAACACTTTTCTTTTTAGTTCTTAATAAAAATTCAGGTCCAAAGTAATTTATACCTGTGTTGCTTCCTACTAATCCTATACCTGTGTAAAACTCATTTTTATTTTTAATAACAGTGTTGTTTATAGTTACTATAGGAAATTTTATAGTGTATTTTATGTTTCTAGACAGCAGTTTATTTTTAAATATTATATCGTTTATGTAAAGATTTAATGTGTCATTTTTAAGTGAATCATTGTAAACATATTTTGAATTGTAGTCATTTACAACAAATACTGTGTCTATTGTTGATGTTACATCATGAATGTATTTTATTTTAGTTGTGTATTTTGGAATGTATGTTGCAACTTCTTTAGTAACAGTATGATAAACAGTGTCTATTGTTGTTATAGTATCATTGTTAGGAGATGTGGTGGTATTTTTACCACCCCCACATTTTTGCAATAAAATTACAATAACCAATATGACAATGATTATGAAATAAAATTTGTTTTTATTTTCAGACCAGTTCATTTTTTTATTAATTAGAGACGTTTAAGTATAGCGTCTCTTTCAGAAGTTGAAAAACCGTTATCTTTATTGTTTATAAAAGATTTTAAAGCTGCTATTTTCTTTGCTTTTTCATCTCCTTTTAACTTCTTTATTTTTCCTATAATTGTGTCAACTAATTCTTTATTTTTATTTTTCTTAATGATTTTTTCATCAGATTTTTTAGTTTCTTTGTCGTCAACTTTTTTAGCTCCTTTATATGCTTTATTGTCTTCATCTTCATCACTGTCAGTTGGTTCTTTTTCTTCCTCTTCTTTATCTTCATCATCTGTGTCAGTTATAAAGAAATCTGATTCTGGAGTTGTAGTTTCTGGCTCTTCTACTTCTGGTTCTTCTACTTCTGGTTCACCTGTAATTCTAGTTGAAGCTATAGCTCCTATACTTTTAAGTTCTTGAATTAGAGGATTTATGTTTGCAGATGCTTTTTTTCCTACCTTTTCAGTTAATGATTTGATTGAAATGCCTTCTTCTCCTGCTTCTTCTACTGCGTTCAATAATTCACCAATCCAACTGTTTGCATATAAGTTTTTAGCCGCTGTAAATTTATCTTGATCACCTACTTTAAGATTGTTAGCTTTACGAGCCATTTCTTCAAGTTCAGCTTCAGCTAATGAAGATTCAGGTTTACTTAATTCACTTTTTTTCTTGTTTAAAGCTACTATTTTTTTATCTATAGCTACTTTTTCAGCAGTTTGTGCTGCTACATCAGCAGCCATATCTTCATTCACTGATAATTCACTTATAATTTCTTCGCGAATATAATTGTATAGTTCTTTACGTTTCATGTTAAATTTTTGTTATAAATATTACATATTTAAATAAAACTTAATCTGCTTCAGTCTATCTTCATTGGAACCAGATATAATTCCAAAGTTGGTAATTTTGTCTAAATTAGATGAACATAAATGTTTAATGGTTTGGTCAATTTGATTTCGATAGTCAACATCTATTGTGCGCACACCATTGTCTTCAATGTTTATTCCAGCAGGACTGACATAAAATATCCAATCATATTCTTCAACAAAGCGTGAGGCATAATATTCAAATGCCAATTTATCCGTTTTATCAATGGAATTAGCGTTAAGCGTAAAAGCTATCACATCTATGATAGTACGGTCAGTTATAACGTTTTTTGCAATTAATTCGCTGCATCTTTCAGCCAAAAATATTGTTTGTCCTTTTAATGTACTGTCAGTGTTTAAAGGAATGCCTAAGTCACGTAGGTATTTGCTACGTTCAGTAGCAAATGTATATTCTTTAAATTCTGGCAATTTTGACAATTCATTTACTAGTGTTGTTTTGCCAACACTAACTGTGCCTGTGAAACCTATTTTCATAATTATCTTATTTTACCTGCTCCACTTTTATACCATGGAAGACCTACTCCGTCTTTTTTAGCTTTTTTATGTCCATCTTTAGAATATTGAATGCCATTTAAGTAAAATTCTTCTTTACCATTTGGATGAATTAATGCTGGGCCTTCTGAATTGTGCAATTTGCTGTCTTTGATGTAACGTATTGTTCCATCAGGTGATTTAACACATTTTGTTTGAACTGCAGTTGTCATATATTTTGAGTATTTGACTTAATATATAATTAACTTTTTAAAAAGCCAAAGAATTTTTACGCCTCTTGTATGTAAAGCATAAAATCTTCTATAATTACTTTTCGTTCAGGTGTGGAGTTGATAAGTGCCTCTTTAAGAACAATAGACATGTCTTTTTTTGACTCAACAATAAGTTGTTTAAGAGAATTTAAAGTTGATTCAGTTAAAACTAAATCTTTTTCTCCATAGTAATCTTCTACATCATTTAAATATAAAGTGATGTATTCATTTAATTTATTTTGTGATACACTCATGTATAAATTGTTTAATGCGTTTAAATGCTTCAGTAATTTTACTTATTTGACTGTTTAACCATTGTAGTCGTTCTTCCATTCTTTTACCTTCCATTGGTGTTTCAATGTTGGTGATGTATTCTTTAAATGGTTTCATGTATTCTCCACCTGTTAAAAATATAAATTGGTCGTTTTCTAAGTTGAGTTTGTTACTTTTCATTTGTTTGATTGTCTCTTCTGCCCATGCTTTTTTATCATCTTTAGGCATTTCCTTAAGTGTCTTATCATATGGTTCTAACACTTTAGTCATTGGTACTAAATGGTGTTTAGCAGATAAAATAAACATCTTGTCTGGTTTGAGAGATTTACCATATTCCAATGTTTTTTTAAACATAGGAGAAGCTGAGTATAAATCTTGTGCTTGTGAGGGCTTATCTAATTTAGACTTAGTACAACTTAAAAGTACGATTTTAGCCATTAATTTTGTTATAAATATTACAAAGAATGAATAGATTTAATAATACTTGTTTTAAACAAATGGTTTAAATGAGTTGTTAAACAATCACACATGATTTGATTTTGTGTTGGGTAAACTTTACTCATTTCTTGAATAAATACTTCATAAGTATTCCATTTACTTAACACAGATTTTATTTTACTATTAGTTGTGAAAATTTCTTTATGTATTAAATGGTAATTTATATTTGATGATTTCTTTTTAAGAGAATCAAATATTTTAACCAAAAACAAAACATATGGTTTAGATGATTTAAAATCACAATTTGCAATAATTTCTCTTGCAATGTTCCAGTTACTATTGTCAGTACTAGCTAACATACCATACAATGTTTGAAACATTTCTAAATCAATAACTGTGTCTTTGTTAGCTGCAGCATTTATACTGTCATCAAATACTATGTCTAATTTATTTTTTTCTACTAAATCAAACATGTTGTAGAAAAATTCTAAATGATCACATGCCTTTTTACTGCCATGTGATTTGCTAATCAATTCACCTATTGTTGATGGATAATTTAATAAAACAGAAAATGCTTTATTATATTTTATAGCATCTGTAAGATTTTCTTCTGACATAATAAATGATGATGGATAAAAATTTCCATTTATTTTGTCTTTTTTAGTTAAATGATATGAAGGTGTTTTTAATATATTATCATGGTCTCTACTTTTATCAATAAATGAAGAAAAATCTTTAGCTATAACATCATATGGTATTGTGTAATATTTCTTTGTTCCTTCCTTTAATATTATTGAGAAGTATGCTTCTTTAATGAAATCATTACTTATAATTAAAGTGTCTAATTTCTCAGTTTTTCTAGCTGTTTCTATGTTTAACTTATTTTCTTCAATGTAATTTTTTAATTTATAAGAAGGAAATAAAGATAATGGAGTTAAGTAAACTGTAGTATTAGATTTTAATTTATTGTCTTTATACTTTTGATATAACTTTTCATATTTGGAATAAAGATCTTTTGACACAATGTCTATTGTTTGACCCCAACTTGATGCAAGTAATTGATTAGATAAACTTAAGTGAATTTCTTTGCTGTATTTCATGATTTATTTAGTTAAAAATTTAAGTAAAGTTTTATTTAACATTAATGATTTAAATGATGATGTATTTCCATTATATATTGACTTGACAATATTGTACTTTAAGTCAACCGCAAAT